CCGCAATTTAGAACCCATGCGCTGATAAGCCATGTGAACCTCTGATTCAAACTGTTTGATAAAGGCGGTATCAATTGTATTCGCCATTTTACAGTCCTTCTCTTTAAGGTTGTTAAGTTACATGTTCTGCGGTTATCTGCTCGGCTTCCTCAACGCGATTGTCCTTGCGGGTCGCTCAGTGCATTACAGGCCGTTTATCAAGATAATAGACATTATTTTTTTCATTAACGCAACGCACAAAACGCATCATGCTATGACCACTTATTTCATAAGTGCTTTCATCAAACGTAAATCCACACCATGAAAGCCACATTATTGTTTCGTGATGGTCTATAGGCACATAGTTTTCTAATGAAAGATAGCCCTCTTGAAGAAGGTTAATAACAGGTCTGCAACCGCGCAAGAATGGGCGAAAGTTTTTGTTAATGCCTCCAGTGCCAAGCATCCATATGCGTCCATGATCCTCATCAATAGGTACATTTCCTGTCATGGCAATAGGATTGTTGTCTAATTTTAAGGTAAATGTTTTAGCACCAGATATAACTAAAGGCTCTGTAAGAGCCTCTAGTGGAGTTGCGCCATATATCATGCACTCTCTTTGATCGTTAAATCTCAAAGAATCACAAATAGCTTCTGCATGTTCTGGTTTGCTTCTGGTCAGAGAAAGACGACCAATACGCATTATTTCTTTATCCATAAAGCTTTTGAAATCCATCTTGCACTTGTTTTACAAAATCAGGATCACGCTTTGTTGGGTTATGATAACGATCATCCATCATCATAGACTTTAGCTCAGACTCTGAAACTTGATGCACAGGCGTACTTGCTGTAGCTGGCCCACCTTCTCGCATGTTTTCCATAATATGCTCAAGAGCTAACACGCCTTCAGCAGTTTCACACATGCGTTCAATAGCTGAAAGCTGTTCTGCTGGAAAAAACTTATTAGCAAATAACCCTACAGCTTCTGTTCTAGCCGTTGCATTGTCACCAAGCTTGCCCATTTCTTCTTCAACAATAGCATCATAATCAGGCGTGTTAGCATCACTTGACTCAGCATAAAGCTGAATGCCTTGCTCAAACTCTTCTTGACTAAAACCGTTTTCAAAAGAATGATTTGCCCACCATTGAAGTAACTGATTGTCTACAGCTAGTGACTCATCAATAACTTCTGGCAGTTTATAATCGCCTACAGTTTCTGGACGATTAGCATAAGCTTCTTCTTCAAGCTCTTTGATAAGGGATTCTCTTACGTCTTTTTCACTGCTGCCAAGTTTTGATTCAAGATTAGAATATGCTTCAGCCATGTCTGATGGTGACTTGAATTTCTCAGGCAACCATTCTGGACGTTCAGCCTCAGTTGCTTCCGCAAGAAGTGGATCACCACCTTCTGTGACAATTTCTGATTCTGCTGTAGATTCAACTTGCTGTTCTTCACTCATTGTTTTTCACCTTATGTGCATGTTTAATACGAGTTTCAATAAGACCAACAATATAACGCTGGCCTTCAATATGTCGCAACTCAGCATCAGTAACCCCTGCGCCATTAACTGACTCAATAGTTACTGATCGTAAATATTTAAGGCAGTCTTTACCTAAGTCTGTCTCAAATAAACTTGCAAAATTTAAACTTATTCTTGCGTCTTCACTCTGATTGCGGCGAAATCCATCAATGCCTAAAAAGACACTATTGCCTTTGACCAATCATTTGCTCCTGCTCAGTGGGCTGATTACCCATCATCTGTTGCTGCTGTGCCATCTGCTGTGCCATAGCTACTAGCTGTTTACGTTCTTCTAAATCTCTAATCAAATTGTCTGGAACACCAAACTTTTTGGCGAGATACGCCGCAGTTTCTTCTGAGTTAATTAAAATGTTTGTAAGCTCTGGCCCAAAACGTCCTTGCACAAGCTCTAGGAAACGTGCAACGGAGGAAATGTCTTGGTTCGCTTGAGCCTGTGCAAGCGGTGATACAGATCGAACTTTAACTTCACGACCATTAATAGTTGGAAGCTCAATACGCCCCTGCTTTTTTAGAATATAAACTACACGCTGTAACACAGGCTGCACTAATTCAGCTTGCAAGCGTCCAAACGCAGAGCCGATTCTACGAGAAAGATCAGCCATACGTTCCGCAACTTCAGTTGCTGATGCTGGGGTTCTATCGGGATTTCCAAGCATGTCATTATACAAAGCGCGTTTAATGTTTAAACGCATGTCAGATAAAACAAGATTAGCAACATCAAAGGAACCAGCGGCCTTAACAGGCTGTAACCCCATAGAGTTTGGGGCTTTCGGTATGACCGTTCCGGGGACAAGATTAATAGTATCTGGGTTAATAACACCGTCATCATCCATCTGATAAATGCCTGAGATTGCCATTTGTGCATTCTCAAGGATTAACTCAATAGTGAGGTTAGTGGTTTTAATTGCACTAAGGGCGTTGATTAGAGGGCCACGCCCATAAACTTCTCCACTACATTTAGACCAACGAAAGCATATAAACGGATTAGACCCAACACCACGGTAAATATCTGTTTTAATTACTTCTTTTGTATTTGTTTCAATTGCGTAAAAAAGAAAAGCATCTTCATTTTTAACATTGTAATCTCGGCAAACAATCTCAAGAATTTTTGTACGCTCATCTGGCGAGTTAGAGATTTTGTTTTGCAACTTATCTGTTATTTCTAACTTTGGATACATGTTTGGTATATCAGAATAACGAACCTGACGTTCACGATACACATGGTCAATGTTATCGTCAGGGCCAGTATCGAGAACAACATGCGGCAATGGTATGGCTGAAAATACTACAGGGTGTAAAGCATCACCTTCAGCAACATTTAATACACCAGTGCCTACCGCCAAGTCCATAAACGACTCATGCACTTCCTGACCGAAGTTAGAGTTTTGGATAACTTCAAATACATAGTCTGTGACTTCATCCAGTTCGTTATTGATTTCATCTTTTTGTTCTTTCGGGACTTCAGAGCCAGCAGTGAAATCCGCCCATCTAGCAAAGTTAGGAACCAAACCCTGCTGCAAACGCGAGGCAAACTCTTGAACTCCGACCACAGCCGTTTCATCAAAGATTTTATCATCTCTACGTTGCCCAATACTTTCCGCATAGAAAGATTCTCTTTGAGGAAGAGAGTATTCATAGCATTCTTCAAACAAAGGAACAAAATTTTCGCGCAAAGATTTAGCTTTGCTATACTTTGATAAGTACATCTGAGCTAGTTTTGTACCTGAGTGCAATCCATCTTGTTCATTGATTGTTGAAATCATGATAAATACTCGTTGTAATAACCCATGCCGCCACCAGAGCCTTTAATAAGAGAGCGTCTGCCAGAGCCGCCACGCCTACGTCTGACGCTATCTTCAAGAGCAGATTGTTTTATCTCTTTCTTTTCGTCTTGAGCTTCTGCTTTTTTCTGATCTTGTTCAGCTTCTAATTGAGGATCAGGGGCTGGTGGCTTTGAACTGCCTATGCACATAATGCTTCTCCTTAAATTAATCTACTATGCATAATCACAAAAACAACAATTATGCAACGCACAATTTACATTCTTGACCATAAGCCTTGACGTTTTTTAGCTTTTGGTTTCCTGCTAAATACATCAAACTCTGCTTTTGCATTAAATGCAACTGCTTGTTTCTGCCCAGATATTAAATGCCGACCTTCACCAGCACCTAACATTAGATACTGTAAAGCATCATGAATGTGTGAATACATATTTTTATCAGGCTTATCATCATATCTTTCACCAGAAACCTGTATGCGTTTGTAAGAATACCCGCCTTCAAACCCTTTGATAAGCGTAGGGCAGCGTCTATCAATCATAAATGCTGGCTTTCCGTCCGCCATCTTATTTAAATAAGAAGATACGGCTTCTAATCTAAGGTCAACAGAGTTGCTTGGAGCAGGTGTTGCCCTTAAACCAGCACCTCTAAGTATGCGGAATGGTGTGTCTTCATCAGTTTGTGCGCGAAAGTCTCCAGCAGGGTCGCCATAAATATGCACATCTAAGTGAGCAAATCGCGTTGCTATTTCTTGGCGCAGCAATTCTGCAAATCTAACTATACCCATATCAATTGCCACAATCTCAGACTGTATAAGCCAGCGACCGCGCACCTTTTGACCAAACACAGCCGCAGGGGTAAGCCCAAAGTCAATGCCAATATACAAAGGTACACCATCTGCAATAGGCACAGGTTCTTTTGCTATATGCATGTCGGGTGCAAACATACCGTAAACAGGTTTTCCTTCCTGTATTGTGCCTAATCTATTCATAACATAAACATCAATCCAACTTTTTGTCTTACCTCTAACTAAATTAGGATAATAAGACTTCAACATGTTAGAATTGTTTTCTGCTTTTTTATTAGGCTCGTAATCAAGAACAGTTCCTTGGTCGTCTTTAACCTCACTCATGCCAGAAGGCTGTGTGTAAAAGCTCCAGTTATCTGGCTTTACTAGCATTCTTGCTTGCTCAAGAGGAATGTGATCAGGCACAGGAACCTCACCAGACATAATAGGCCACCAGTGATCTTCTTCTGGCGCATTGGTATCTGCTATAACACCAGACCAACTAGGCCCACCTTCACGCATAGAAGGGAATCGACCAACACGCATAGTACATGCATCAATAATTGACTTTGGTATCTCCCTAGCCTCATTGATCCAGATGCCAGTAAGCTCCAGTGACAAAAGCTTCTTAACATCTTCTGGTCGGTCAAGGGCTAGGAAGATGACTTCAAGCTCTAAATCTGCCTTGCTTATGTTATGTGTGTATGGAACTGACCAATGAAACCGACCCCAATCATCTTCTGGAAACCAGTCTAACCAAGTCTTGATTGTAGTTGTTCTAAGTTGCGGATTGGTATTTCTGATGATTGCCCATCTGCTGCGTCTAATCCCATCCTTGTTTGGCTCTTGTTGCAAAGCGCGTCTAAACACCTCAACGCAACAACCAACAGATTTACCAGAGCCAACAGGGCCACGAATACCACGAAAGAAATTACTATCTTTCATAAATGTTTTTAAGACTGCGCCATCAGGCTTGTATTTAAAGTTGGTCAACCTTGTGATCCTTGCCAAACTTAATCATTCGTTCAACAATCTCCGGCCCTATCGCAGCAATAACCTTATCAGCTTCTCGGTCAGTGCAAAATTCTTTTGGGTGATGAGCAAGGTGAACCTTCTTTACGACAATGCGTAATGCGTCACGCTCTTCTTTTTTAAGGGTGTGCATAAAACTCATGTGCGGTATGTCTTTACTTTATCTCGTACCTTTTTAGGCTGGCTGACGAACTGCTTACCAGCCGCACGTCCTTTTCTTTTAGCAGCCGTGGTCTTTGCATATTCCTGCGCCGATAACGCTTTGATGGCTCTGGCAGGTAAATACCTTTCGCCTGTGGCTTTTGGCCCTTGAGTAGATGGCTTTCCACTCTTGGTTCTCCATTTCTGATTAGTCCAGTTAACTAAAGATTTCTGCGGCTTCTTCAAGACGTATACCCCCCGCCTCTAGCTTTGTAAGCCTTGGCAAGCATTTGCGCCTTACGCGCTGACCACTGACCAGCACCGCCACCTTTTGACCCAGCCTTAATGCGATTGAATAAAGACTTACGCATAGTTGGCTTGGTGTAATTACCCGCTGCGTTAACTGCCACTTTTCTTTTTCCTTACTGCTTTTTTCTTAGGAGCCTTGCCACCAACCCAAGCCTCATTAACTTCGGGCGTGGCTTTGTCATCAGCAACAAGCCTGCCGACATCATTCCTTGCCCTTACAGGCTCGGGAACAACCTCAACTTCATAAAGCCGCCTAGACTCAGGCGTAAAGGTCGCACCAGAAACAACACGTCCATCTGGCAGGGTAATTGTGGGGCCATCATAAACCTCACCATCATTGAATTGATAAGGCATAACTAACCCTTTTTGATTTCAATTAAGCTTTTCTTTTTCTTCTTGTCTTTGTTTTTCTCTGCCATCTTCTTGGCAGCAGCCACACCAGCCTTAGTGTATGGGAACTTCTTACCAGCTACATTAGGCATTACGCCCTCGCTTTCTTTGCTTTGTTTCGCTTGCTTATCGCCCTTGCTTTAGCCCTTGCATCAGACTTTGATGACGCACCCCACGCCCTGAGGGAGAGCAGTAAGCGTGTGGGTTTGCCCTTCGAGTCGCGTTCCGGCCCGCTATTGCCCGCCATCCGCGATAGGAAGCTTGATCTTCTTGGGTTGTCCCCCGACTTTACTGGGGCTTTGAGGGTGCCGCCTTTGTAAGAGGCGCGTCCGGCAGCGTTGAGTCCACCTGCTGGGTTCTTTCCCTCTTTTCTTGTCCACGCCGGAGTCTTGCTCATGCAATCCTGTTTCCACTACTTGAAATAGGAGTTGAAAGCCCATTTCCCATAACAGTGCCTTTACCAGAAAACCCATCACCGCTTTGGTCATCAAAAGAAACTAAGGGCTTGCGGCGACCAATGTTGCGCCTCTTGTTCTCATCACTTAACTCATACTTACTCTTGATGATCTCCTCGCTAGTATCGCGCGGCCCAAGATCAGGATAACTCTGAGTAGAACCTAAACACATAAGACGAACCTCTCACTAAAAAAATATTATCAAACTCGGGTGCGAGCCTTTTTGACCTCTAACGTCTGTGGTAGACCACAGTGACAGTGGACACATCCGATTTTCAACCCCCCACCACATTACGCAAGATCTATGGACACGCTAATATCGCCAGCATGCAAGTGCATGTGCTTGTCGGGAGCCTTGAAGCCAGCCCTGTCCAAGATATCTTTGCTAGCTTCAAGCTGTACATACTCACTCTTAGCTCCCGATGCTAACCTCACCATCTTAGCCGCAGCCACCGTAGCGTTGAGACCCATACTCTCACCTATCCGTTGCATCATGTACTGCTGGACATGTCCTCTCCGCAAAGCCTTGCTGGCACTTACTCTACCGGATTCACCTTCAGCATATCCGGCAAGCTTTGCTGCTTCTGTTATGCTACAGCCTGTTGCTACAAGTGTATCCACCAATGCAGTCTGTTTATCGGTAAGCTTCACAATCTCGGTCATCTGCCCCCCCTTGTGTTCCCCCCCACTATCAGCCACTTTCTCTCGGCTTGTCAACCGCACAATTCATACAATTCATAACCACAACGAAAAGGGATTTGCCAGCACATGCTCACCCCAAATGTCAGCGGCTGTCTTTCACTATCTTGGTCAGTCCCCCTGTCACCAGACGAGGCCCTGACCTCGGCAAACCCAGCTATCCGAGCCACAGTCGTCCACCAGAGTAAAGCAGCAGGCCGAACCCTGCCAATGTCGTGCGTATCTGGTTATCTTTCTTCAACCGTGGCTGTGCTTTACTCTGGCACCGCACCAGACCAGCAGGTCTGGCTTGTGGCGCAAGGCTGTTCGTCAGTGGCTTCGGGCTGGGCATAAGCCGAGGGCAGTTCCTCGGCAGTTAACAGGAGAACTAAGATGACCAAGACAGTAAAAAACAACCTTGTAGCTGACATTCAGCGTGACCATGTTCTGACAAATCGTACAGTACACAGTCAACTTAACTATGAGTTCAGCAGGTTCATTAACAGTCTCAACTATTCAATCGGTAAGAAACTAGAAAACATTGAAGAGATTGATCAAATTGTACAAGATGCACACACATTCAACGAGTCAACTGGTTCACAAATCGAGCCAGATTGGGTCAAGCTTGCAAATGACAGACAGTGGAACGAGCATCAAATGGAGGTATCACAAATGCTTCTAGATTACTTTGAGCAAGCAAACGCTCAGTTATTCCCAGATGTCAAGAACAAGGCAACATCACAAGCTGATGCATTCGCAATGCTACAAAAGAAAGTAGCTTAACTGAAACATCAGCCTCGCTGCTTCGGCAGCGGGGCTTTTTTTATGTTCATCACACGGCACACACACATCCCCAGCACCCCGCCCCGCAGGGGGGCCGGAAGATATAAGCAGTAGCTGCAAACTGAAATGTCACAAGGAGAATTTGAAAATGAAATCCATTATCGATTCTGCAACCTATCTGAAGATTAGGTGTTGCAATCAGATACACCTAGTGTACACTGCAAGTATGCAGTAAGGAGAACTAACATGCGTATCACAACATACAGAAAATTCTATTTAGTACCACGCTATTTCGGTACTGATCGTGGGTTCACCATCAAATGGCTGGGCCTTGTCTTGCACTATCGCAACTCAAAATTCTAAAGGAGAACTAACTATGGATGGAGTAACAGTTATAGGCAACAGCCTAGTAGAAGATTGCTGGTCATTCCCAATCGACACATGTGAACTATTAACTGAAACAAGTGGTGAAATATTTGATCCACAATATGTATCAGTGCCGCCTTCAATGGCGCGTTGTATTGTACGCACCGATACTAATGAAGTGCTTGGTGTTCACGGCTCTAAGTACAAAGCAATCAAGCATGATGATGTAGTCAACTCAGTCATGGATGCTGTCAGTCAATCAAATGTATCTAAAGATTACGATACAAAAATTGAAGTGTTTGACAATGGCGCAAAACTACGAGGCACTATTGATTTCAGTGACTTGGTAATGGAGCCAGCAGTAGGTGACTATGTAAGGTTTCGTGTTCAGTTCTTTAACTCATACGACAGTAGCTGGGCATTCCAACAATCAGCATTTGGCTTACGTCTTTGGTGTCTCAATGGCATGACACATGCTGACACTGTAGCTAATACATGGGCAAAGCATACAACCAATGTCAATGTAGAAGGCAGCGCAGCCAAGATACAAGCAGGGCTTGAGGCATTTCTAAATACAAAAGATGTATACAAATCTTGGATGTCAACCAATGTAGATAATGATATGGCTGAACGATTCTTCAAGCATGCCATTTGCCGCACACCCAACAAGACAAGCACATTCAAATGGAATGAGCGTCAACTTGAACGACTGATGGGCTACTGGTTTGCAGATAAAGCCAAGCTAGGTGGCAACAAGTGGGCATTGTACAATGCTTGCACCTACTGGGCTAGTCACACAGATGAGTCTAATTCACCAGCTAACACGCAACGAATACGCCAGAATCAATTAGCCAAGATATTCAAACTAACTAGCTGGCATGTAGCAGCTTAACAACAAGGAGAACTAACATGAAAATGGCATTCATTACACAAGCTAGAGACATCCAACGCAACTTGGAATCCCTGCTTGAGAGAGCAAAAGAAGATGACTCTCAGTTTTTGTACGGAATACAGCAAGCTGTCTGGAATATAAACAGAGTCGTCAACACATACGAAGAGGTGCTTCATCGTGACTCAAACGAAGACGCATCCTATCGTCCAACACTAAGGGAGGTATGACAATGCCACTGATGCAACAGAGACACTTTGAGTATCTCGCAGACAAGGTAGCACCACTGCTACCTTGGCCTACTGCAATCTTAACTATGGCTGATGATCTTGCAGCTACAAATCCACGATTCAAAAAAGATAAGTTTATTGAACGTGCGACAGCAGCATGGGAAGCAGCCCACCCGCCACAGGATTTGAACGATGATATTCCGTACTAATATAACTGGCAGACGCACAGTCGAAGAGTTCCTTGAGTGCAGAGAATGCAACAATCAAATGTTTTCTGAACAAGATACTTGCACTCATTGCAAGAGTGATGATCTCAAATGGATGACACAGTACACAGTTTACAAAGTTGTGTACGCTGAAGATGAAAGCGATGCTATTGAAACAGCATTAGATATGATGACTGACTTTGAAACAGCAAGTGGCAAGATTCTTATTGAACAAGAACAAGATTGCAAAACACCTGTTATAGATACTGCAAAATTAATAGACGCTTACAAGAAAATTCAAAATCCAATATGGCCCAACAAGGAGAACTAATATGAATGTCATAGAACAAGGACAAAAAATAGCTGACGATTTGTTTGACACGCCAGCATTTAAATTAGCCCGCAGTCGTGACCCAAGTACTAGCCATGATGCTGCTGATGCACTTGATGTCAATCGAATGGAGAAGAAAGTTTACTATGCTATTTGCACATTTGCTGACAATGGCTGCATTATGGATGATGTATTAGATAGGTTAGATCACCTTAGATACAGCACAGTTACAGCTAGGTTTAAATCATTGAAAGAAAAAGGTTTAATAATTGTTGACCATCGCAAACGAAAAGGTAAATCTAATAGAGGTCAGTTTGTAATGTGGGGCAAAGATTTTTATAAGGAAGAAGATGATGCCTAGAAACGGTAAATACCAACGCGAAGAAGATAAGCCACTATCAAGTATCAACTATGGACACAACATAGAACTTGAGCGTAACAAAAAAGGTTGGCAATTAAATAACGCAATGCTTCCTGACAATGCATTCGCTGATGATGTGGTCGCAGAAGACACTGGTCATTACTATCCAAAAGAAACACATGTAGTTGGAGGATGGTCAAGCCTTGGTGAATATGAAAAAGGGTCTACAGAATTTTGACCATTGACATAACTGCAATCTTGCAAGCATATTGGCTGCATGATTACATACATGGAACAATTAGTAGACAAGTCAGCGCACTTACATATCAAACTCAAGGATGCTTTTGCTTGTGCCGGAGTGCCTGACTCTACCTTTTATCGTGCAAGAATGGGTAAAGATTTGCGCTACGATACAGCCAATAAAGTTAGTGAAGCTATTGAAAAACTTTCAGCACTACAAAGTAGAGACTGAAGTTACTGATACATATCAGTATGTTATTAGTCAACTTGTTGTTCATCGAACAAAACAAAAGTTGACTCAAAAAAATTTAGCTTACAAGATTGGATGCGCTGAATCTTTAATACACAAATGGGAACAACACAAACGAGTACCATCTGGATTCTTGTTTACATGTTGGTTAGATGCACTTGGCCTTACGATCAAAGTCCATAAAAAAAAGACTCTACGATAAAGTAGGTGAAGCATACCCATGCGATGCTTGCAATGATGAGACCCCTTGGTTTGTATGCATATTAGCTACAGAAAAACCACCCACCTATCACACAATCTGTATTGATTGTTATGAGGCAGACACATGGCAAGCAAGAGTCGCGCAAAAGGAGACTACCATGAGCGAACATTCGTCAAGTGGTTACAAAAGCTCGGGTTCAAAGCGAAGAGGCAACCTCTCAGCGGAGCGTTGGGAGGCGAGTATAGCGGAGACATCATCTGGCAAGTCGGACAAAACGCCTTGGTGGTTGAAGTAAAGTACCGAGACAAATCAAATTTTCCCAATCCCTTTACTGTAGTTAGAGATGTGCTGTTCTACAAGCGCAGGGAAGGTAAACCTAAAACACTAATCATCTTTGATGGTGATGTCTTTGAAGAAAAGATAGCACCATTACTGAAGGAGAACTACAATGGCATTCCTACTAATGGCGAGGGCAATCAAGTCAGAGATACCTGACTGCTATGCAAAGTGGCTAATGGTTGTGCTTGCAGATCATGCAGATGAAGACAAGCACCTATGCTGGCCTAGTCTCAGCCGACTATCACAACGTACTGCTATGTCTGTAGCTACAGTAACGCGCAAGCTGCACTGGCTAGAAGATCACGGCTATCTAACTAGAGATCGTGGACACACAGGCAAGTCAACACGCTACATAATATTCCCAAAAGATATTGCACACTGCAACACCCCTATTGCAGAGAGCAACACCCCTGTTGCAGACAGCAACACTAACCTATCAATAACCAATAAGGAAACAAAGAATACAAAGGGTCAGGTTCCAGATGGATGGGTTCCAAGCGATGACCTTTGCAAATCCATAGATGCTAAACACAAGGAGTCTATAGATCATGTCGCTCAAGCAGATAAGTTCGTTAACTACCATCAAGCAACAGGCAAAAAATTTGCGTCCTTCGACAGAGCCTACAGATACTGGTGTTCAAATCATATTGAGTGGCGATCAAATACAGGCAGGTCTGGATCGAATGCTACAGGTAAACAATCCAGCCAGAGTCGACAGTCTGCTTCTCACTTCGCTAGAATGCACAACAAGCTGCAAGGTAGTAGAGATTAGTCGCAGTAGCTTCAAGGATGATGGCGTAGATATTATTGTCAGTGGTTACAGAATAGAATCAACATCAGTAGATGACGTAAACAAATGTATAGCTACAGTTATGCAAGCTATGGTTCCCATGCCTAAAGAAATGTTAGTCGATGACCTCACGCTGCTGGCTGCGCTGGTGGTG